AGCGAGAGCGACGGCGAAATCTGGTTTAAGTCGTTCCCGTTCGGGCGCTACTCGATTGCAGAGAATGACAAGGGCATTGTTGACACCGCTTTCCGCGATTACGAGCTTCCCATCCGCGCTGCTGCTGAGGAATTTGGCGAGGAAGCGCCTTCGCCCAAATCCCGCGAAGCCTTGAACGATGGGCAGAATCCGCGCCGGGCAGATGAGAAGATCAAAATCTGTCACGTCTGCATGCCTCGCCGCGATAGCGAGCGCGTCCCCGGCTCGATCCATCCGCAAGACAAGGCATTTGCCAGCTATGACATCGAGGTTGACCAGCGCCATGTTATGCGCGTGAGCGGGTATGACACCTTCCCTTACATCTGCTCCCGCTTCCTGCCGTGGGGTGACTCGGTTTACGGATGGTGTCCGACCGCACTTGCCATGCCGGACATCCGGCAGTTGAACGCGAATCAGGAAAAGCTCGACCTCTTGCTAGATGTCCTGATTGAGCCTCGAATCCGCGTGCCGGAAAACATGGCCGGGACGCCTTACGGAGTGCCGGATCTTTCGCCCGCTGGCATCACCTATTACGATCCCAACTATCCCGACGCGAAGCCGGAAGAATGGCTGACCGGCGCGGACTATGGCGCGGCCAAGGATCGTGTTGAGTATCGCGTCAAGCGCATTGAATCGGCCTACATGGTGCCGATGTTCCAGATGTTCTCGCGCATCCAATCCAGCCGGGAAATGACCGCGCTAGAAGTCTCTGAGCTTTCGAGCGAGAAGCTGACAGCTTACGCCTCGACGCTGAGCCGGAGCACCAAGGAAGTTCTTTCACCAATCCTCTTGCGCCTCTGGAATCTCGGCCAGCGCGGCGGATGGTTCCCGGCAGCGCCAGAGGAAGCTTGGCAGGTGACGGCGGACGGCAAACAGCAATATCTCCCGCAACCGGGCGTGAGTTGGAATAGCCGCGTTGCAATGGCGCTCTCCCTCCTGAAAAACCAGAGCTTCCAACGACACTTTTCGGGCGTCATCGCCCCGCTGGCGCAACTGGACCCGACCACGCTTGACGTTTGGGATTTGGACCAGATCGCTCGCGATACGGCTATGAACAACAACCTGCCGAGCAATTGGGTTCGCCCGGAGGAAGCGGTTGCGGAGATTCGCCAAGCTCGCGCGGAAGCCGAGCAGCAAGCGCAGCAAGCCCAGATGGCCCAACAATTGGCGGACGCGGGACAGAAGATTTCCACCATTCCGAAAGCTGAGCGCGATGCAATGATGCGTCAGGCTTCGTGATTCATAACTCGCACAGGGCCAGCTAGTTATTACATATATTGGATGAATGTATAACGATGACTTGCTACGTATATAATGCTCTGCTACAATCTAGCATGAATTGCAATTGCCTTGAGGAGGATGTAGCAAAATACTTTCGCGTCGATGCTGACGGAAGGCTATGGCGCATCTTTCGCAATCCCCGCAAGGGAACCGTCCCGAAACCGGCGGACGGAGGCTTAACCGCGCTTGGCTACAGGATAGTTGCCGTGACCATCGGCGGGAAGCGTCGTGCAATTTTGGCCCACAGGATCGTAGCGTTCAAGACCTACGGAACCATTGGCCCGGTAAACGAGGTCAACCATATCAACGGAATCAAGAGCGACAATCGCCCGTGTAATCTCGAAATCGTCACGCCATCCCAAAACGTCCGGCACTCATATTTGCTTGGCCGAGACCCAAAGAAGGGGAAGGCCAAAGGGATGCGATCAGGAACATCTAAGTTGACCGATGACGATGTTCGGAAGATTCGGGCTAGGCGCTCTGCTGGAGAGTCGCAAACGGCAATCGCGAAAAGCTACGGCGTATCGCAAGTTGCTATCCATAAAATCATAGCAGGCAAAGCCTGGGCCCACGTAGCATGACCAACGATCAAGATTTGCCCGATCCGGCGCAACTGGAAATCAAGCTCACTACCGCCCAACTGGCCGGTTGCTACGCTCGCCTGTTTGCAACCAGGGATGGTCAGATAGTTCTGGCCGATCTTGAGGCGCGTTTCGACCGTTGCGCCTTTGTTGGCAAGGCTGCTGGCAATCCCTACGCTGCCGCCGTCTCGGATGGCCAGTGCCAGGTGTTCCGCGTCATCGAAAAACTCATCAAATACGGGAAGTCCGAAAAGCGGAATCGCCCGACTGCAACCAGAGCAAAAACGAGATCAACGCCCAAATGAGCACTCCAAAAAAGAAAGCCACTCGCCCCTATGTCCGCAAACCAAAAGCCGAGAATCCCGAAAGCGCTGGAAATCCCAGCATTCCGGTTGCCGAAGATCGAGCCGCCGAAGTTCCCGCGCCCGCCGAAACCCCGGAAACCGTAACGCCCGCGCCGCCCGCTACGCGCCCCGGAACGCAAGCGCTCGAAACCAAGCACGATTCGGAAATGGGCGTGGTTTCGTTCCTACTGGACGGCAAGGCGCTCGCCTGGGCTGAAATCAACGTCGAAGGCGCACGCGAGTTGCAATTCGCGCAAGAGGTCCAGAATTCCGAGAAGATGCGGGCCATGCTTGGCGCTGCCTTCCGCGCCTGGGAAGCTGAGCAAAACAAGCCATACGTGCCGCCAGTCCTGACCGACATTGAGCAGATCATCGAGGAAAGCCGCAAGTTCCGCACGCCGGATGAAGGCGACAAGTCGAGCGCTTGCATTGCCTTCCTTCGCGCCAAGCTCCCCCGCGATGAATTCGAGAAGCGCTACGGCAACCGCAAATTCCGCGAAAGCGACCTCAACTAGCAAGCCAATCTAGCAACCAGCACATCACACCATGAGTCTACTGAATCCAACCGCTCCCGCTACCCCTCCCCCATCGGACGCGCCCCCGGCAAATCCGCCCGCCAATCCGCCAGTCACCCCTCCCGCCGCGCCCCCGGCTGGCTATGGCTGGCTGGCCGATGACAAAGGCACCTTCGACCCCGGCTTTTCCGCTCGCCTGCCGGAGCACTTGCGCCCGATTGCCAGCAAATACCAGTCGCTTCCGGCCTTCATCGAAGCCGCGCATGGGCTTGAGCAGCGTTTCGGCGGCAAGCCGTTCGCGATCATTCCCGGCCCGGATGCCGATGAGCAAACCCGCGCCGCGTGGCGCAAGGCTAATGGTGTGCCGGACGCGCCGGAAGGCTACGGCTTCGCGAAGCCGGAAGACTACCCGGCTGAGTTGCAATGGAACGATGAGGTCATGGCCGGTTACGCCAAGCTCATGCACGAGCACGGCGTTCCGCCTGAAGCTGCCAAGGCTCTTGTTGCCGCCCGCGTGGCGGAAGACAAGGCCAACCTCGCCAGGATCAAGGAAGCCGAGAGCGCCGAGGAAGCGCGGCAACTGACCGTCTTGCAAGAGAAGTGGGGGCAGGGCGCGGCCTTTGACGCCAAGCTGGCCGAGGCGCAAAACGGCGTGCGGATGCTGGGAATCGACTTCGCGACCTGGGATTCTCCGCTGGCCAACAATGCCGAATTCCTGCAACTCATGGCCGGACTCGGCAAGTCGTTCCGCGAGCCGGACCTGAAAACCGGCGCTGCCCCGGCTGGCCGCGCTCATTCCGATGCTGAGGAAGCCCGGCGCATCCAGACCGATCCGAACCACCCGGACCATAAGCGCTACGTGGCGGGCGATGACGCCATCCACCAAAAAGTGCTCATGCTCAATCGCTCCGCGAAATAGCTTTTCATCGGGGTTCGTAAGCGCCGCCTTGCTACGAGTGTAGTGGGGCGGCGCTCTTTTTTTGCAAATATCTTGCATTTGTAGTTGCAAGTAGCAATCGCCATGCTACGAAATAGCAACTTCTAGCAATCCTGATAGCGGGCGCTCGGTGCTCACCGATCCGCAAATGAGAGCAAGGCGCAAGAAGTAGTTCCGATCCGCGAAAGCGGGCGCTCGAAACGCAAAACCAACCATCCTGGCAACTGCCTGGATTTCAACCAATTGCGTATTCGAGTTTTCTGCCCGCTATCAAGCTAAGTCCCAGGATTCTCGGTTACGCGCCAACCAAGAATCAACTCTCGTGGACCAAATCGAAAATCACTACATCACGACTTACGCCAACAACTTTGAGATGGTGAGCCAGCAAGAAACTTCCCGCATTCGGGAACTGGTCACTTTCGACAGCTTCGGCGGCAAAGAAAAGTCCTACAACGACCTCGGCGCTACCACCATGCGCCAGATCACGATGCGCAACGGCGCGACCGTTCCGCAGGAACAAGATATGAGCAAGGTCTTCATTCGTCCGGCTGGCTACGATTCCGTGGCTTTCTTCGACGAATTCGACGACACCTTGCTTGGCCAGATCACCAAGCCCACCCATGAAACGGTGCAGAGCCAGGGCGCGGCCTACGGGCGCACGCTGGACAAGCTTGCCCTTGCGGCGGCTATCGGCACTCGCTACATTGGCGAAACCGGCACCGAAACCGACGCTCTGCCTTCCGGGCAGAAAGTCGACGTGGACTGGAAAGGCCCTGGCGTCACCCCGGCCAACACCGGCTTGACCCTCGCCAAGCTCATCAAAGCCAAGTCCGTTCTCGGTCGCGGCATGAATGCCCAGAGCTTCCAGCGCGGCGACCTCGTGATGGCCGTCAAGCAGCAGCACTTGGATGACCTGCTTTACTCCTGCACTCAGGTTCATTCCCAGGAAACCAATGCCGTCAAGGCTCTGGTCAACGGGGATGTCGATTACTTCATGGGCTTCCGCTTCGTGCTTTTCAGCGACGAAGTGATGCCGTGGATCAATCAGGGCAGCGACATCAGCGCGGCTATCGCGTGGCACAAGCGCGGGATCGTGGTCACGGAAGGCACCAAGAAAGTCCACATGGACATTCGGGCTGACCTCAATCACACCCTGCAAATTCGCACCGTTGGCTGGCTCGGCGCTGTTCGCCGCCGCAATGAGCGCGTGGTGCAGATCGCGTGCGACGAATCCCCGGCGACCTAATCCAGGCCCGGAATCTAGCAACTAACTTAACTATCTAACAAGTTACTACTATGGCAGACCTTTACTCCACTCAGGGCGCGTTGCAAAACGCGGCCCTCACTCGCGCCGATATGCGCGTCCCCAACGGCGGGACGATCTTCGGCGATTTGAAAATGGCCTATGGCAACTACGTCATGACTGCCGCCGAGGCTGACGACGACATTGTTCACATGGTCCGGTTGCCGAAGGGTGCGCGAATCATTCCGTGGATGTCCATGTTCTGGAGCGACGATAACCTGTCCTCCATCGACATCGGCACCGGCACGAACGACGACGTGTTTCTTGCGGCCAAAGATGCGAGCAGCACAACCAAATTCCTGTTCAACGATTCCACCGGCTCTCTCGCTCAAGGTATCTACACCGTGGGTGATGACGGCAACGGCGGCGAATGGGTTTCCATCGTCATCGAAACTTCCGCCAACAAGACGGCAGGCAAGTTCCTCGCGGTGATGGTGGCTTACCTCCTGCCGCAATAACACTCTCCTGGTGTTGTTTGTGCGTTGGCCCTGCCCTCAGAAATGGGGGCAGGGTTTTTGTTTGCTAGAAACTAGCATCCTCCCGTTGCCATTGATTCGAGGAATGCCTTAAGGCTGGCAAAATGCACGAGACGAAGCCCCTTGATCTGGCCGCGCTTCCGAAGTGAGACATTGCGGATCAGGCCGTCATTCATCCAGTTGTAAAGCAACGGCTTCGAGATGCCTCCCGCATACGCGCACGCCTCGCTTACGCGAATCCACTCCTTTTCGCCAGCCTTAAAGTCGGCGATCCCAATTAGCGCGGCGGCATCCTTCAGGCAGTCCTCTTGCAGGGCGGGATGCACCTCCTTCAATTGCTTGGCAATATTCTGAGATGTCTGATTAGTAGTGCTCATTATAGGCATACAGATAGCAATCAGGAACTGTCGGTCAAGCGTTTTTGTTTGCTACCGGGCTTGCTACGTGCTACTTGGTAGCGAGTGAATACTCCCGTCGACCTTTGCAACTTGGCCCTCGCGCAAATCGGGCAGACGCGCATTACCGCTCTCGACGAGGTTTCTGCCGCTGCCGAGGCTTGCAACACGCTCTATGCCACGACGCGAGATGAAGTGCTCGCTATGCGGGCATGGTCCTTTGCAAAGAAGCGGGCCTTGCTATCGCGCTTGGATGAAACGCCGGTTTTCGGCTACGATTACTACTTCGCCCTCCCGCCCGACTTCATCCGGCTTTTGGGCGTCAACAACCATTGCCCCGGCGAGCCAAACGCTATCTATGAGATTGAGGCTGGCAAGATCGCCACAAACGAGGAGACGGTTTATATCTCCTACGTCCGGCAAGAAAAGAACGTGACCCTTTTCGACGCGCTTTTCTGCGAGGCATTCTCAGTCTTTCTGGCCAGCAAGCTTACCGCTCACATCACGGGCGATTGGCAGCTTGCAAATAATCTTCTCACCAAGTTCCAGGGCATGGCAATCACGCAAGCGGGCCTTGTTGATGCCGTCCAGCAGCGACCGGCCAAGCAGCAACCGGCCCGGAATTCCTCAACGATCAGCGCCCGCCGAGGATGGCGGCAAGGATAGCTATGGATGACGAACAATACATTGCCATACGCGAGATGGTAGTTTCGGCTCTCAACTCCGCTTATTGGACTGTTGGTTGGCTGGCAAAGGTCCGCATTGCAAGAATAATCGCTCAACTCGATGCCTCTTAACCGACTCGTTACCAGTTTCAACGCGGGCGTGCTCTCGCCTCAATTGGTCGATAGAACCGACCTTGAGAAATACGCTTCCGGCTGCCTGACCCTGCAAAACTTCCTCGTGATGCAATACGGGGGCGTTCGCCGCCGTCCTGGCATGGAATGGATGGGCGAGCTAAAGAGCGATGACGCCAAGGTTGTGCTGATTCCCTTCGAGTTCTCGACCGATACCAGTTTCCTTATTGAGGCTGGCAACCAGTATTTCCGGTTCTGGACAAGCGACGGGCAGATTGAAGATCCTGGCAGTCCCGGCAATCCGCTTGAGATTGCAACTCCGTTCCTGACGGCAGAATTGCAAGAAATCCAGCATTCCGGCTTGAACGATACGCTTTACCTCGTTCACCCGAATCACCCGCCGCAAGTTCTGACGCGGGTTGCCGACAACGACTGGACGATTGCCGCCGTCGATTTCAATTGGCCCGCGTTCCTTGAGCAGAACACGACCGCGACCACCATCACGTCATCTAGCGCGACCGGCACAACCACCCTGACGGCAAGCGCTTCGCTCTTTGACGCCTTGCATGTTGGCAGCTATTGGCGGATCACGCACAATCGGACCAACGCCTTTATCAATCAGGCGATTTCCAGCAACACGAGCAGCGCAAGCAAGCTCGTGATTGGCAAATGGGTCTTGCAGACTTTCGGCACGTGGGTTGCCGACGTGCGGATCGAGGAAAGCACGGATAATGTCAACTGGACCGTCAAGCGGCTCTATAACGGCGACGGCGGGCGGAACATTCTGGACGACGGGACCGAGACGGTTGCAATCTGGATGCGGATCACGATTGCCAACTACGTGAGCAACACGAACGCGAAAGCCGTCTTCGACATCCGCGAGGCCGATCATGACGGGCTTGTGAAGATTACGGGCGTCACCAATGCCACGACGGCGACCGCAACCGTTGTTCGCGAGCTTGCCAGCACGAGCGCAACCAAGTTCTGGAGCGAGGGGGCATGGAGCGCGTATCGCGGCTATCCTCGCGCCGTTACCTTCCATCAATTGCGCCTCTGGCTCGGTGGAACGGAATCGCGCCGCACCACTTTTTGGGGAAGCTGCATTGACGATTTCACCAATTTTCTAACCGGCGTGAACGCGGACCAGGGCCTTTCCTTGCAGGTCGCCTCGCGCAAGTCGAACATCATTCAATGGCTTAGCTCGCAAAGCCAGGGCCTTGTTGTCGGGACATCCGGCAATGAATGGCGCGTCATCGGGCGGGACTCCGGCACAATCAATTTTGACATCATTCCCCAAACCAATCTTGGCTCTGAATTCATTCCGCCCGTGGAAGTCGATGAAGGCTTGATCTTTGTCGAGCGCAAGGGGCGCGGCTTGCAAGAATTGGCCTATACCTACGAGAGCGACGGCTATACGCCAACCGAGTTAACCTTGCTCGCTGAGCATGTGACGGAAGGCGAAATTGTCGATATGGCTTTCCAGCAGAAATATGAGCCGATCCTCTGGTTTGTGACCGGCGACGGCGTCTTGCTTTCGCTGACGTATCGCCGCCGTCAAGGCGTGGTTGGCTGGGGGGTTCACCTGACCGATGGCGAGGTTGAGGCGGTTGCTTGCAAGTATGGCCCGGCTGGCGCGGGTGATGAGGTATGGATTGCCGTGAAACGCACCATCGACAACAGCACCAAGCGCTACCTCGAAAGGATCGACCCAGCTTGGCGCGTCAATCAGGAAGCGGAAGACCTCGACAACCTTTTCTATGTCGATTGCGGTGTGCGGATCGACCTCGAAACGCCCGGAACAACCGTGACGGGCCTGGAACACCTGGAAGGCAAAGAGGTTTCCGTTATGGCTGACGGCTCGGTTCATCCGAACCTGACCGTTACGGATGGCGAGATTGAGTTGCAAGCTGCCGCGCAAATTGTCGTGGTGGGCCTGCCCTATACCTCGATCATCGAGCCGATGCCGCAATTCTTCGAGATGGCAGGAGGAAGTAGCGCGGGCCGGAGAATGCAAATCTCGCAAATCTCGCTCCGGCTCTACAAGAGCCTTGGCTTCGAGGTTGCTGCTACCAAAGACGCGCCAGAAAACAAGTGGAAGCCCTACTACTTCCGTAGTGTCTCGGACAACGTAGAGGATCCAGTCCCCTTGCAATCCGACCGATTCAAGCTGGAAACCGGCGTTGGCTGGCAGCAATCCGGCACGATTGCTATACGGCAAACTCAGCCCCTCCCGCTCACGATCCTTTCCCTCATTGCCTACCTGGATACATATGGGAATTAGGTTAGAGCTTTTCGAGCGCGAGCGATACGAGGATATTTGCAAGTTATTTGCAGAAAGGGAGGTTTCCCCTCCCCCGCTGGCGATTCTCCCGCGCCTTGGCTATCTCGCTTTCGATGAGTCCGGGCTTGCCGCCGTCGCGTGGCTTTACATGGATAACAGCGTAGGCGTTTGCTGGCCGCATTTCCTTTGCGCCCGGAAAGGTCTGGATCTTCGGCAAGCTCGCGGCGTATGCGATGCCATCATTGACACGATGAGCGCAACCGCTCGCGATCTTGGCTATGGGATCATGATTGCTGGCGTATCAGGAGAAGCGCTTGCTAGCGAGCTAGAAAGCCGGGGATTTTCCCGCTTGTGTTCTACGGTCAACATGGTAAAAGTGCTGCAACCTAGCAACGGGTAGCAAATGGCAACATTCGGACCAGTATTAGCAATCGCGGCAACCGGCCTTTCAGCCGTTGGCACTGGCGTTTCGTTCCTTGCTCAGAGTCAGGCCGCGAACGCGCAAGCTCGCGTCGACCAGTTCAACCGCACCGTGCAGATGCGGAATATCCAGGCCGAGCGGCAGGCTTCGCAAATGCAGCAGCTTTTCTCGCTCAACGAGATTCGCCAGAATCAGGCAATCAACGCGGCGCAATACAAGATGGTGCAATCCCAGGTTGCTTGGCAGAAATACGATTCCCAGGTTGCGGAAGCGGCTTATCAAGCCCAGATAGCCAACCTGGAATCGCAGGCCCGCAACACAGAGGCGCGGGGGCGCGAAGACATTGCCCGCCGTCGTGAGGAAGGCAATCGCTTCAAGGCTATCCAGATGGCCAAGATTGCCGGAAGCGGGGCCGTTTTTGCTGGCACGCCCCTGGAAATCCTGGCGGAAACTGCCGCGCTCAACGAGCTTGATTTGCAGGACATCGCCTATGAGGCGGAATTGGAGCG